GTAGTAACGCTGAACTCAGTAGTTCTATCAGATCACGTTACAAGCGCAACGATCAACCGCGTATTTGATGAACTGGAAATTACAGCCATGGGCGATACCAGCCATCGATTTGTGAAAGGTTTGGAAGCATCTACTATCACGCTAGATTTCCTAAGCGACACAGCAGCAGCAAACGTAAACGCAACTCTACAAGCAGCATGGGGTACAACAGTACCTATCACGCTAAAGCAGACAAGCGCAGTGGTATCAGCTACTAACCCGCTATACAGCACCACAATCTTGGTAAATAACACTACCGATATTAACGGTGCTGTTGCTGACATCGCTACACAATCAATTACATTTACTTGTAATTCACCAATCGTAATTACAACTAGCTGATAAAAACCAAAGGGGCTAAAGCATGGCTAAGTTAAAAATAACAAAGGTAGATGGCAGCGTATCTGAGCATCAGATAACACCATCTATTGAGTACGCGTTCGAGCTGTACGCAAAGAAAGGTTTTCACCGCGCTTTCCGCGAGGATGAGAAGCAGACCGATGTGTACTGGTTAGCGTGGGAGTGTTTAAGAGCTGGCGGCGATACCGTGCCAATGTTCGGCGCACCGTTCTTAGCAACACTTAAAAAGGTTGAAGTTTTGGATGATGACCCGGAAGCATAAGGCGTGACTCGTTTACTTACTTGATCGCACGGATCAGTTTGGAAACGGGAATACCGCCTAAAGATTTAATTGGGTTGGATTCGAGAATGTTTAGCGCATTACTGCAGGGTATGAAAGACAGAGCAAAGGAGATCAAAGATGCCAGTAACGGTAAAAGGCGGCATTGAACTTCGTAAAGCCCTAAGAAAATTCACACCCGATCTAGCTAAAGACACACAAAAAGAAATGGCTAGTTTGCTTAAACCTATTGTGTCTAAGGCGCGTGGCTTTATTCCATCGCAAGCACCCCTATCTGGCTACGGCAAAGCATCGGGTAATGGCAAATTTCCCGTGTGGGATGGTCGAGGAGCTAGAGGCGGCGTGGGATATAAAACCACACCTAGCAAGCCAAATCGATCAGGTTTTAGATCATTAGCCCGTATTCAAAACGCATCAGCATCAGGTGCTATTTATGAAACTGCTGGCCGCGTACACCCATACGGGCGTGAACAGTTAAAGCAAATTACATACTCAGGAACTATTAATAGACGTGATTCAGTAGATAGTTATTCATTTACCACTAGCACAAATAAAAAATACGGTAAAAGCAATAACCCCGAAGCTGGTTATCTATTTGTACAGTCTATGAATCAATACAGCGGAATAGTAGATGCTAACAATCAAACAGGCGCAGGCCGTAGATCGCGCAAAATGAAAGGCCGTGCGATCTTTCGCGCATGGAAAGAGGATGGCGGCAAGACTAACGCAGCTGTTATTAAGGCCATCGAGTCTGCCCGAGATAAGTTTAATGCGGCTGTGGGGTATAACTAATGGCCATTGATCCATCAGTAAGAATTGATTTAGCCGTTGAATATAAAGGCAAAAAAGCATTTGACCAAGCAGATAGGGCTACACAAAAATTAACAAACAATGTTAAAAAATTAGCTGGTGCTTTTGGTGTGGCTTTTAGTACTAGAGCCATTGTTAATTTTGCTAAGGAATCTGTCAAGGCTTTTGCCGAGGATGATGCTGCCATAATTGTTCTTAGAAAGAATTTACAAAATCTTGGCTTGGCTTATGAATCCACAAACGCTGAAACATTTATAAGCAATTTAGAAAAACAAGCAGGTATTTTAGATGATGTATTAAGGCCAGCCTATTCGCAGTTGGCAAAAGTAACATTATCAGCTGCTAAAACACAGGAGTTAATGAATTTAGCCGTTGATCTGTCTCGTTCGACTGGTGTTGAGTTTGCTACAGTAATTAAAACTTTAAGCCGCGCTTACATTGGAAACTACAAAGGCTTAAAGCAATTAAACATTGGGTTATCCGATGCTGAGTTGAAAACTAAAAGTTTTGCTGAAGTACAAGAAATACTTATTAAGCAAAGCAAAGGGGCTGGTAAAGCCTACATTGAAACTTATGCTGGTTCTATTGATAAATTGTCAGTAGCAGCAGCTAATGCAAAAGAAATTATAGGCGAAGGCTTAGTTGATCTATTTGCGGATATGGCTGGTAATGGCGATATAGATAAAGCAACGGATAACGTACTTGGTTTGGCTGAAGCTTTTAGTCAATTATTAAAAGATGCAGATAAATTTGGGCTACTTGATTACGTAGCCTTATTTGTTACTGGAAGCATTACTAAAGAGACTTTTGATAAATTAAACGTAAAGCCCGGTGGTGGGTTTACTGATTCACAAAATGCTGCTCGATTAGCTGCTGAGAAAAAAGCGCAGAAGGCTGCCGCTGCCGCTGCCGCCAAGGCTGCTGCTGCTGCCAAGGCTGCTGCCGCTGCTAAGGCCGCTGCTGAGAAAAAAACACTGGCTAATGAAAAGGCTAAGGCCGCGCTATCTAAGGCTGCTGCCCAGTTTGATTTAACAAAGATACAGATAGCAGCTGCGCTAAAAAATACCTACGATAAAGACGAACGCCTGCGCCTATTGGCATTACAAGAGATCGAAAACGATAACGGCGAGGCTGCACTTAAATACGTCGACCAGTTAAACCTACTAACCAAAGAGCAGCAAACTAACAAGTTAGCCGGTATAGCCACCATAAGCCAATCAGAATTAAACTCAATTAACAAATTATTACTTGATGAACTAGCTCGCATATCATCTACAAAGATGTCTCAAGAGCAAGCAGATGCTGCTCGCGCGGAAGCATACAGAAAATACAATGCAGCTATTATTGCATCAGGTGGCTTAGCCGAGGCTAATTTCTACACTGAGAAATCACAAGCAGATTTATTAAAGATTGCGAGATTAGCAGCTCTACATGATGTTGCTACAGCGCAGGCCACACTAGATCTACTAAATTACAAAACACAAACTGACATCATCGACCGTATCGCAGCTGCTCAAAAACTAGCTGACGATGCCAAGATGGCATCTTTAAAGGCATACCTAGCCTTACTTGGCTCACCTGTAGTAATGCCTACACCTATTGTGCCACCTACAGTTATGCCGCCAGGCGTTGGCGGCGGTGGCCAACCAATACCACCTGGCTATGGTGGCATGTTCGATTACAGCGACTACCTGCCAGCAAACCCTGTTGGTTCATCTAATAACTCAATAACAGTAGTGGTTGAAGGTTCAGTATTAGACGGTAATGATTTTGTAGATATTGTTAATAACGCTTTGCTTAATTCTCAAAGGCAAGGCCGTTCGCAGTTTGCGGCAGGAACAATAGTCACGCCATGACCATGCCAACAGTAAACGCTGTTATTAACTTTTCTACTGGGCCTAGCTTTACTCAGACGATGATCCTTGACTCTGGCATATTAGGCACAAACGTGTTAGGTGATTCTGCTGCCCTTATTGTCGATGTTAGTAACGTAGTGGACAGCATCTCAACTAGGCGCGGCAGATCAGCAACAGCTGATGAATTTCAGACAGGTACGCTAACCCTGCGTATCGTGGATCAAAACGGAGACTTTAACCCACAAAATCCTAGTAGCCCTTACTTTGGCTTTTTAAGCCCAATGCGTAAGGTGGCAATATCGGCTACCTATGACGATGTTGTATATCCAATTTTCTCAGGCTTTATTACTAGCTATACGACCACTACCCCGCGTAATGCTAACGATGTTGTATATACAACTATCACAGCTGTAGATGCCTTTAGGTTGGCACAGAACGCCCAGATCAATACGGTTACAGGTGCGACTGCCCAGCTATCAGGTACACGCGTTAATAAGATTCTTGATCAGATTGCTTGGCCTACAACCATGCGCGATGTAGATGCTGGCCTAACCATGCTGCAGGCAGATCCGGGCACAGCGCGTACTTCCCTAGCAGCTTTAACCACAGTAGCCAATAGCGAATATGGTGCTGTTTATGTTGGGAAAAACGGATATTTTGTTTTCCAAGATCGCACCGTCACAGCTGGCAGCGTGGCAGGTACGCCCGTAGTCTTTAACGATAACGGTTCAGATATCAGTTATTTCAATGCCGTTTGGCGACTCGATGACACCCTTGTATTTAACCAAGCAAACGTAAACAGACTTGGGGGCGCGGTTCAAACAGCCATAAACCAAGCCAGCATAGATAAGTATTTTGCCCATACTTACAACCAGCAAGACTTGCTTATGGCCACAGATGCCGATGCCCTTAATTACGCCCGCGCCTACGTTGCCAGCCGCGCAGAAACTAGCGTGAGATGCGATGCGATCGAGTTAGACCTAAACACAGATAACTACACAGCTGGCACAATCGCAGCCCTTGATCTTGATTTTTTTGACCCTGTAACTATTACTACTAACCAGCCTGGGGCATCAACACTTACTAAGACCTTACAGGTCTTTGGAATAGCGCACTCGATCACACCTAATAAGTGGCGTACAAGCTTTACAACTTTAGAGCCAATCATCGATGGCTTTATACTAAACTCAACCATATCTGGCATACTTGGTACGTCAGTGCTAAGTTACTAAGGAGATAAGACAATGGCCGTAGGCTTTCCAGCAAAAACAGACTTTGCCACTGGCGAGGTTTTAACTGCTACTAACATGAACGACATAACGGGTACGTTGAACCTGTTAAACCCATCAAATACAGACACTACCAATGCTTGTATAAATGGCGGTATGGACATTTGGCAACGTGGCACTACCTTTACTATCGCTTCAGGTACTCCGCAATACACAGCCGACCGGTGGACTAATTATTTTAACGGTACTGGCACTATTGCTCAGGAAACAACAGTAAAGCCTGATACCAGTACCTATTCATTAAAAATAACTAATACGGCAAGCTCATCAGATAATGCTATTTTCCAACTTGTTGAACAACAACAAATGGAACAATTTAGAGGTCGAACTGTGACTCTGTCAGTAAAATTAGCTGGTACAGCTACTCTTGCGCCTGGTATAAGACTTGCTTATTCAACGACTGCGAACGATACCTTGTTAAATACAAATACAAGTATTACTGCGTCAAATGTGGTTTCGCCTACAATTAACCTTTCAACTTTTGTAACTTATACCGCAAGTTTTGTAGTACCGACAACGGCAAAAACATTAAGAATTGGAATTGGAACTAATACAGGAGCAAATACAAATGTGCTTTACGTTTCAGAAGTTCAATTAGAATTGGGTTCTGTTGCTACGACTTTTAATAAGTCAGGCGGTTCAATAGGTGGAGAATTGGCGTTATGCCAGCGGTATTACTATCGTTTAACTCCCGGTGCATCAGGTCGTAGATTTGGCGTGGGTATGAGTACATCAACAACGGCGTCCGCTTCATTGACACAATTTCCAGTAACAATGCGGACAAATCCAACAGCATTAGAACAAAGCGGAACTGCTGGCGATTACAGTTTTGCTCAAGGTTCAGTAGTTTTAACATGTACTTCTGTACCTACTTTTGGAACTGCCTCAACAGATTCCTCACATGTAGCGTTAAGTTTCGCTTTAGGCGGGCTTGATGGTTATGCGGGTATGGGTAGGGCTACAAATTCAACTGCTTTCTTAGCTTGGAGTGCTGAACTATGAAATATGAACTACTAACAACTAATGATGAAGGCGTAAAGATTTATGCTCGCATCGATGATGATGGCAAATGTCGCGTTACTTGTACCGAGGAAAATCCTGAGTATCAGGCTTGGTTAAATGAAGCATCGTCTAAGTAAGTCTGCGATCCAGTTAAGGGAACAGATTGACGACACATTCCCAGATCGAGATCGAACTTCTGATGGTTGGATCGGCGACACACGACACTCTGCGCGTAAGTCAGATCATAATCCAGATGCTAGCGGCTGGGTTCGTGCCATCGATGTCGATCGAGATCTATCGGGTAAAGCTAAACCTGACCTTATGCCAGATCTTGCGGATCAAATTCGTCTCTTTGCAAAGTCTGATCCAGCAAAGCGAATCAGCTACATCATCTTTGACGGCAAAATCGCAAGTCCACTCCTTAAATGGAAGTGGCGCAAGTACACAGGGATTAACAAACATGTTAAGCACTGTCACATCTCGTTTACGCAGGCGGCTGACCTTAATGGTGAGTTTCTTCAAATACCTATGATTGGTGGAACAAAATGAAAGATCTACAGAACGCATTAGGCTCATGGGGCAGAGCATTTATGGTTGCGATTATCTCAATGTACGCAGCTGGAGTTACTGAACCAAAGGCACTAATTGCTGCTGGCGTAGCTTCTATAATTCCACCTGTCTTGCGATACTTAGATCCTAAAGATGAACTTGGAAGAAAATGACACAGGGCGAGTTCTTTCAGCTCTATATTGCCACGCTTGTAACGATCGGTGGATTGGCTGGCTATGTGATCACACACTTGTTGAGCGAGATCAAGCGACTCAACACACGAGTCGATGAGATTTACAACATACTTTTAGAACGGTAGAATAAAGCATGGCCGCGCGGAAAACTAAAGCCCTAGAGGATCAGGGTTACACACCTTTAGAGGCTTACTGTATTGGCTTGAACGAATACTATAAGGCTTTGCGCAAGGCTGGCTTTGCTACAGACATCTGCATGTCAATGCTCATGGATCCTTTCTCCTATCCTGATTGGATACTACCTAAGCGCATCAACGATAATCCCAGCAATATGCCGGACTTTTATCCTGACGATGATGAGGATTAATGAAAAGAACCATCGTAATACCAGACTTACAAGTTCCGTATCATGATGAAGTAGCAGTTAAAAATGTTTCGAGTTTTGTTAAAACGTTTCGCCCCGATGCTGTCGTTACTCTTGGAGATGAAATCGATCTCCCACAGATCAGCCGATGGACGGAAAACAAGCCAGGCTGGTACGAACAAACCCTAGCCAGTGATCGAGACATGACAGTTGATGTCCTATGGGAATTGACTCAGCATGCCAAAGAAGCTCACATGATCAGGTCTAACCATACTGATCGGCTGTATAACGTGATTATGAATAAGATCCCAGCCTTTCTGTCATTGCCAGAACTACGTTTTGAAAAGTTTATGAAGCTTGATGAACTAGGCATCTCTTATCATAAGAAGCCATTTCCCATTGCTAAAGGTTATGTGGCAGTTCATGGAGATGAACAGGCAATTAAACCTACGCCTGGCC